CTCTTTCAACAACTGGATTTGAAATTTCGATAGACCAGCCTTCATCTCCAAATACTCCTGTCTCCACGATGTTCGGTTCTGTTCTGTCATCTTCTTCCCAGATCTTTTTGATTGCATCTGCCTGACGATCTACGTCACGCATTGTATTATATATTTTAACATCAATCCATTTATTTTTCAACCACTCGATAGCACCAAGCAATAAGAAAGAGATAGGAAAGCGTTGCTTCTTTGCCCACCTCTCTGCCTGTGCATACCAAGGATCTGTACCTTTACCAAATTGTTTTTCAAACTCTATTTTCATCCACCCGCCATGTCATCATAGTTGATATCTTCTGCATCAACAATTGCTTTCATCATCTCTGCTATCTCCTCCTCTGGTCTCGGATTTTTAAAGCGAGAATCCTGCGAAGGTGTCTTTGGTGACGTTTTGTTTGATTCCTCCGATGACATAAGATTCGATCTCCGTTTCTTGTGGTGCGTTCTGTTGCCCCTTACTATTTAACCAATACTGTGTCCAAGGTAAAGGATTATTTCTAGCAGAAATGTCATAGATTGGATTGATTCCTATTGCTTTCATCCTACGGTTAGCAGTAAACTCTACGTACTGTGCTAATAGTTTTTCGTTTAAACCTATCATAGATCCGTTCTGAAATAAGTATGATGCCCACGCTTTCTCTTCCTCTACTGCGTTCTTAAACATGTTTAGAACGTTGGATTTTTCTTCTTCAGCGATTCGTACCATTTCTTCATCGTCACCATCTTGCCACTTTTTGATGATCTGTTGAGTAAGGACAAGATGTTGGCTTTCATCTCTGGCGATAAGAGAGATAATCTTAGCGGATCCTTCCATAACTTTGAGTTCACCAAACGCAAACGAGCAAGCGAAGGAGACATAGAACCTAATGCCTTCAAGAATATTGACGTTGAGGACTGCTCGGTAGAGTTTCCTTTTGAGTTCTTTCCTGTCATAAGTTCCTGCGGGGTGTCCTTCTGTTGCAAATTTCCATGCGTTCCCACTATCATATTCGTGTTCTGCATTAATAAGATCATCGTATGCTGCAGTAACTGACTCTGCACGTTGCATAATCTTTGGGTCATCAAGAACAGTATCGAATACCTCACTGGCATCTGGATACACATTCTTAATAATGTATGTATATGATCTGCTGTGGATCATTTCCATCAACTGCCATACATTCATAGCAGATTCTAGTTCTGGTAAGGAACAGTATGGCATGAACGCCATACCTGGTCCTCGACCTTGTACACTGTCAAGCATAATCTGATACTTCAGATTGCTAGTGTAGATGTGTTTCTGTTCTGGTGTCAGAGTTTTGTAATCTGATCTATCCTTCTGTAGAGATACCTCTTCGGGTCTCCAGAAATATCCTAACTGTTGGTTTGTTAGTTTGTCAAAGACAGGATACTTAAACTCATCGTATCTCTGCATACCTAATGGTTGTCCAAAGAACATTGGTTGTTTCTTTGTATCAACGTGGTTCTTATTAAAAACCGTCACTCCTTTCATATCGTTAACTGTCCATGTTTGGTTTGTCATATCGTACAAGATTCGCACTCTGATTCGTTTGCTGATTCTATATTTGAAACAAGAGATTCTAAACAAACCTTTGTTTCCTCAACGTCTACATCACTCTTAGCATCATATGTATTCTGGTAGTAAGATGTCTTCCAACCATATTTGTATGTGGTCAAGAAGTCCTGTGCCATTACATCCATAGGAACTTCATTGTCTGGGTAGTTCAATGGATTGTAACTCCAGTTTCCACTAATTGCTTGGTCAAAGAATTTTTGTATAACAGCGGTGGTTTTTATATAACCACTGTTGTCTTTCATATCCCATAAAAGGGTATAGTTGTTCTTCAATGAATTATACTGTGGAACAATCTGCTTAAGAGGTCCTTTCTTCGATTTCTTAACGGACAAATAATCTCTTGGTGGTTCGATTCCATTGGTTGCGTTTGACACAACGGAACTACTTTCTGATGGCATCTGTGCGGACAGTGTTGAGTGTCGAAGACCGTGGGTCTTGATGTCATTGCGTAAAGTATCCCAATCATAGTTCAGATTGTTTGGTACAAGTTCATCTACATCCTTTTTATAGGTATCAATCGGGAGTATCCCGTCTGAATATTTAGTGCGGTTGAATGCTTCACAAGCACCCTTCTCTTTTGCAATGTTGTTAGATGCTTTCAATAGATTAAACTGGAATGCTTCTGTTAAATCATGTACTAATTTCCATGCTGCTGGATCATCATACTTGACACCATTCTTAGCAAGGAAATGTGCTAGACCAATGTATCCTATACCTAATGATCTACGTGCTATGGTGCTACGTTCTGCTGCCTTTACAGGGTATCTCATATAGTCTATGAGTTCTTCTAATGCCCTAACAGCAAGATCACATAGTTCTTCCAACTGTTCTAGTTGTGTTACCTTACCAACATTAATAGCAGATAGAATACACAAAGCGATCTCTCCACCCTCATCATCTATGTGATCAATAGGATCTGTAGGTAGTGTTATCTCCTGACATAGGTTACTCATGTTCACCTTGTCTTTGAAAGATGAATGCTCATTGCAGTGGTCTATGTTCATAATGTACATACGACCTGTCTCTGCTCTCTCCTTAAGTAAATTTAAGATAACTTCCTGTGCATCTACCTTTGTCTTAGTGATAGATGAATCATTCTCATACTTTACATACAGTTCATCAAACTCTGGAGTACCAAAGGCATCGTATAAACCTGGTACATCATGAGGAGAGAATAGTGTGATCTCCTTTGCCTGTAAGAACCTTTCGTAAAAGATTTTTGATATCTGTATACTGTAGTCTAGTTTCCTTACTCTATTATCTTCTGTACCTTTGTTGTTCTTTAGTACAATAATATCTTCTATTTCTTGGTGCCAGATTGGGAAGTGGACAGTTGCTGATCCACCACGCACGCCATTTTGTGTGCAGCATCTGACAGTTGATTCAAACTTTTTGAGAAACGGGACAACACCTGTGTGCTGCACTTCTCCACCCCTGATTTTACTGTTGATCCCACGGATCCTACCTGCGTTGATGCCGATACCTGCCCTTTGTGCAACATACTTACCAATAGCCATATCGCTGCTGAAGATGCTATCCAAGGTGTCATCACAATCAACCAGAACGCAAGACGCAAACTGCCTGATTGGGGTTCTAACTCCTGCCATGACTGGTGTTGGGATGTTGATCTTGTGCTTTGAGATTGCGTTGTAGTATCTTCTGACATAATCGAGTCTCTTTTCTTTTGGGTACTCTGCAAACAAAGTAGCAGCAATCATTATATACATCTGCTGTGGAGTCTCGTAATGCTCCCCAGTACTTCTGTCTTGTACCAAATACTTATCTACTATCTGACGTAGACCAGCATAGGTGAAGAGGTAGTCTCTACCATAATCTATGTAACTATCTATCTCCTTCCACTCATCATCTGTATACTTTTCTAGGATTCCCTTATCATATACCCCATTCTCTGATGCTTTCATAACATGATGCAGAAGGAATGGATGCTTCTCGTGATGATTATGTACTGCCTTTCTAAGACCAAACAAAAGAAGTCTAGCAGCAACGAACTGATAGTTAGGGTTCTCTAGTTCAATCAAATCTGAAGCACTCTTCACGAGTATCTCTTGTATGTCTGCGGTGGTTATACCATCACAGAACTGCAGTCCTGATTGTATTTCTACCTGTGATGCTGACACTCCTGCCAAATCTTCACAAGCAAACTCTACCATCTTGTGTACTTTCTCTAGATCAATTGGTGCTACTGTACCATCTCTCTTGAGAACTTTTATTCCGTTGCTCATATTTTCCAGTTTGATAATTGTAATTTTGCTTTTAGTCCTTGATACACGTTTGATTGTATCACATCTTTTACGTTAACACCAGCGTTAACCATATCGTTTAGGTCTTTGTTACGAATGCCTTTTGGCCACACGACTACCTGCTCACCTCTGTCGATTGACTGGGAGAGTTTGTCGGTGATTTGTCTGTTACGAGGTTCGTTATCATAAACCCAAATATAATCGCTCCAACCAAACGTCCTAATATCAACATCGGAGCCACACATAGCAACCGAGTTTTCCAAGAAGAACGAATCGAAAGGTCCTTCGACGATGTAAATAGTTTCATTTTCGTTAAGAGTGTCTAATCCAAATAGTTTAGGGGAGTTTTCATCCAACATCACAGTGATGTATCTCATTTTAGGATTCGCTGCTAGTGATCTGCCTTGAAATCCTATGAGATTACCCTCCTTACTATTCAATGGAATAATAATTCTATCTTCATCGTTAGAGGTGTCAGAGAATGTTGGTTTTAGTTTGTTCGTCCATTCCTTAAAGTTAGGACAATAATACAAACGATCTATTTTGTGCTCTGGTATACCTCTTCCAAGTATATATTTTTTAGCTGGGTGCAAATTATTTAGACAAGAAAGAGGTTCCAAATCAACTTTCGTTTTGGTTTCAAAAGTAGGTTTAGATATGAACTGTGTGAGGTCAGGTTTAGGTACGTTTTTACCTATAGTTCCCTCCTTATATCTCTCCATTACATACTCATCATGGACGTGAGGAGCATTGTCTTTTAAGAAATTAGAAAAGGATCTCGTGATGCCACAGTTGTGACACTTGAACACGTGATCCCCTTTGACAGAGAATATATATCCTCTAGTCTTAGTCTTGTTTTTCTTTGAGTCACCGCAGTAAGGACATCTAAACGTCCAGAGTCCTGTCTTTACACGTTTGAATTTCTGTAAAGATGAGGATGCGAGGTTTATATATTTGGTATCTAAGTAACTCAATTATTCATCCACTCAGTAGAGAACCTTGGCATACCTGATGATGGAGTATACCATCCAGTTAGAATGTACTTGTCACCACTCAGAGGAGGATTACCCCTATGCTGATGAGTCCAAGAACCTGGCCACAACAATGCAGTATTAGCAACAGGTTTATATCTCCTTTTCTGATATAGGAATTCTGTCTCTCCACCTTCCTCAACATCATTTAGATATATCATCCACGCTATTGATCTAGAAGTATTGACCCAACCCATATTCTCACAATGAAAAGAATGATACCCTTCTGATGGAGATGTCTTTTGTAAAATTGTATTACCACTAGTCCACTCAGGTAATTGAGTAAGACATGGATACTTAGTTAGATACTGCTTTAAAGTTCTATCAATTAACGCTTGGTTTATATTTGTTGCAAGTTCTGGCCAGTAAGGTTCTAAGGAAAGTTGTTTATCTTGCTTTGTAGTGTCTGACCTAGCATTGTAATTAATATTATTGTTGATTAAGGCAAGAAGATGCCCCATCAGTTCTTCATCTAGTACCTTATCGTACTGACATATAAAATCTTCCATTCAGAATCGGAGTTACTCCGATATCATAACAGCAGGAGGTGTATTTGTCAATGTTGGTTTGATGAATCTTTGTCCGACTGGAGACACGAGGAAAGAAATAATAGAAAGAGCACCAAATATGCTCCACATTTTCTTTTCCATCGTCCTGAGACGGTCATCAACCTTACGTATATCCCTCTCGCATCCCTTTTTAATTTCATCTGTCTTGCGAGTTACTTCTCTGTGTAACGACTCCACCTTTTCAAACAAGACACCATCTATCTGGTCTTGCTTATCCAACTTCTCATTATGCACAGCAAGAAGTTGACCCATCTTGGATGAGTTCTCTTGTAATGATTCAACTACTCTTTCTAGTCTCTCTAGTATCGCTGTGTTTATGTTGGGTTCCACACATATGTTCCGTTACCTTCAGTTATATTTAGATTAATGAGTACTTTTACCAGTAAAGTCTCCAAGTTCCATCGCATTTTACACCGTGTCCTTGTACTGTAATTCTCCTATCATCAGGTTGTACCTTGACACCTGGCATCATTTGGTGTAGAAGATGCCCTATAAAATATATCATCTCACCCTCAGTATACAAATTTGGGATGGAGGGACTTTCTAATTCGTCAAGTTTATTCTTATTGGTAGTGTAGTTGAATGAGTATGGGTTAACTTTATCTGCCCATGTGTACAGTCCACCTCCACCACTAGGTAGTTTGATAGGTATAGTAAATGATAATGTATTCTTAAAGTCAACTCTTTTAAAAGTTTTCCAATATTCTATGTGCTCTTCATACTGTACGTCAACGTGAACACTACCTAATGATTCTTGAAACAACTCTAAGTATTCTTGTTCGATAAGATCCCCAGTCTTTCCAGAGAATATATGAAAGCCAGGATGAGAAAGAAACCCATCAATGACGACAGGTTCTTTAAGGTCAGATTGTAGTCTTTCACAAATGATTTCATAGATCCAATTAAATTTTTTATGTAGTACAGGGTTCAGATAGTCTCTGTGTCTATTATATTTCTTATGACTCTCTACAGCATCCAAATAAGAAACAGCACCCAACGTCCAGAAGGGTGCTTTACTGATCTTAACAGAGTTCTCATAGGCAAACCTACGTTCACAACTCCTATTGACCCACAACTTATCTAAGTTGTCTACAGTGGTTTCTATTTTATTACAGTCTTGTTTAGTAAAAGTTTTTACTCTATGAATCACAAAAGAATGATATGGGATAAGAATTTCTTACTCTCTGCGATTTTATCAAGGAACATTTCCTTGTTATCATCAGACAGTGAACCGAACTTCTCTACTATATCATATGCTTGCTCGTTTGTCACCTCTAGTTCAGACTCATCGTTGAAGAAATAGAACACTGGGTTCTCATTGTCGTTCTCTAGTTGCTCAAAGAGACTCTCCATGTATACGATACCATCCCACTCTTCTTTCTTAGTTGCTAACTGTGTAGATAACTTCTTCTGTCTATCCTTTGCTTTCTTCTGATAGTCAGATGCTTTTGCACGAGATATCATTTGAATCTCTTGCTTTCTATTTGTAGCACGTTTCTCACGTTCTTGTTTCTTCTGAACCTTACGCTTCTGAGAAATAAACTTGTACGCTTGGTTGGTATTATCACCACCAGAACCACCAGACTTGTTGTCTCCTCCGTACTCTAGTAATGTGGATTCAGTCATTTTCTTACGTTTAGATAATCGTTTAATAAGTTTTCGAGCTTGCTTACTCCTACCATCTATGTAGGTCGGATCCTTTTTTCGGTGCTCCCACTGTTTACCAGCGTTCTCCCATTTTTTTCTCCTTTTGTTAGCTCGCTTATGCATTCTCATGATAGGATCAAACCCTGCAATAGCACCTTGACCAGTGGTCTGTGTATTGATAGGACCTTTGTTAGTGATTCCAGCACTACCCATCATAAGTTTTTTAGCTCCTCTAGGATACAGTCATTCACTGCTATCTTTTTAAGACTAGCAGTTTCCATCTCTGGATACTTGTTCAAGAACAACATGATTGCCTTGATATCTGACCAATAATCTCTCTCCATTTTATAGAAGAGTAGATGTGGTGCAGCTTCACCAAATACATTGTATATGATAATAATATGGTTAAGCAACAAGTTGAGTTTGACCTCAGTTCCTTTGTGATATTTCTTGAGGAGACGTTTAATATATTTAAAGCGTCTCATATCCTCAAAGAAATCTTCCTTCGTTGCTGCTTGTGGATTATCATAATGTTTAATAGCAAAGAGGACGTAGTTGTCCTCGTTCAATTCATCAAATCTCATACATTATGCTCTGTCTGTAACAGTTAGTGTTCCTGCAGTACTGGTCTTTGTAACACCACCGATGCTGTTGTTAACAACGCATCTGTATTGTGCACCATTGTCAGCAGCAACTGTAAGTCCTGTAAGGGATCCAGTGTTTGCTGAAGTCTTGCCAGACACATCTTGGAAGTTGGTTGAACCAGCTTCTGCTCTCTGCCATTGGTATGTAAGAGATGCACCAGAACCTGTAGATGATGCTCCACTCAATGTGAATGTAGCAGCAGCTGTTGCAGCAGCAGTGACTGTAAGAACAACAGCAGCACCGCCACCACCACCAAGTGATGCGTCAGCAATTGTTATTGTCTCGTTGTCAGCGTAACCTGTACCACCAGATGTCTGAGTGACTGTAGGTGTTCCGTTTGCAGCAACCACAACTGAGAAGTCAGCACCTGTTCCAGATGCGTTACCCGCAGCGTCAGTTACAGTGTATGTTCCAGCTGTTCTAGAACCATCAGCAGCACCGTTAGATGTAAACGTTGCAACTGCACCCGCAGGAGCGAATGTTGTTACGTTAGCAACGGTTCCTGGTGTGATTGTAGATGTAATATCTGCTCCGATTGTATCATCAGCTTGTGTCTCAGATGCGTTTGCTTCAGGACCTGCAATAGAAACTAACAACTCTGATTTAGTACGGGTCTTACCGTGCATGTCAGTGTATGTGTAGAAACTATGCCAACCTGGTGAAGCAACACCCCTTGCTTTGTTCTCAGCTAGTTGTGCCTCTGTATCATCAATGAAGACGATTGTTTTTGTGTTTGAACTTGCAGCTACACCAATACCCGCTTTGGTTTTATTGGCGTTACTGTCGTCCTTACCATAAAGCGACATGGCAATCTCCGATTTTTTAAAAGTTGTCTATGTTATATTTATTCAAGTAGTGCTTTCTCTAGTGCTGCGACTAGTTGATCGTCTACTTTATTACCTGATTTAGCTGCTGCTTTTTTAAGTAATCCGATAACAAACTTCTTAAGTGTATCTTCTAGATCTTCTGGGATCTTGTCTACTGCTGCATCAATAATTTTGATGGCGAATGGGAGTAAAAATTTAGTCATAATTAAAACAATTGTTATATTATATAGCGAGTTCATCCTCCCATTTTTCTATGGTGATGCCCCTACTCTCCAATTGTGACAATGCATAGTCCATAATAACTACAACTCTGTCGTGAGTTCCGTGATGTTGTGCCCAATGTTTATCGTTATCATGGAATGCAAAGAGTTCTCCTACCTTCCATGTTCTTTTTCTTCCGCGTACACTCAACCAAGCATCTTCGTCCTCTATGACAGGGAAGTGGAGACGTAATGAATCTATATCTCCGTTATGTGGATTGATTTTTGTGCCAGGTGAGAGCTTACTTATAGTACAACTCTTAAGTAACTCACCGTCTACATCTTCTTTGATTGCACTATAGAATGTAGGACACAATTCTTTCATACTCTCAGTCAGTTGTGGTAATACTTCCTTTACTTTTTCCGTAGTAGTATTAAACAACTCAACGAATGATACCATCTCGCTGAGTTCAAAGTCATCTTCTGTTGTTGTAGTTCCCACTACGTTAAGTGGCATAGGAATTACTCTCCAGTCACCTTCCCAGAGTTGAACCCTGCCTAAATTTCTATCTTCTACCCACTGATCTAATACCCACTCAGCAAGTATAGGTTGATTAACCTCTACAAACTTTATGATCTCAGGTATTATTTGTTTATAATTGTCTCTTAAATTTTTGTAAGAAGATAACGACTCAAGCGTTTGTTCCTGCCAAATTTTCCTCACTTCCACTACCTAATAATAAACCATTTTTCATTGCTATCTCATACATTATAGAATGTATTGTCATGTCATATGCAGTTGACCAAGGTTGAGTAGTCTCATTTGCTATCCAACACTGCAGACTTCCATACTGTGCCTTGGGTATTTCGTCATCAAACCAGAAATCGTATTCCATCATGAACAGTCTTTGTCTCCGTGTACTGGACAGTCTACACCCTTCTTGCTTCCATTGCAAGCTTCTTCCTTTTGGTATTTGTCTTTCTTAACCTTGGGCATTTTCTTTTCTTGTCCTGACTTCATGCCATCGGGGTCATCCAATTCTGGCATGACCACCACAGGACCTTTTACTTTTTTTCAGCGAGTGCTCTCCATTCAGAGAATTCTTTAACACAGTTAGGAACTGTCTTACCACCTTTCTTCTTGGTTCCTTTTGCCTTATAACCATCCCAACAAGTAGATGCACCAACGTTCTTACGTGCTGTCTTCATATCACCTTCAACATTTAATGTCTTCGGATAGTCCTTGTCACCTTTCTTTGCAGGTTTTTCTCCTCTCTTTCTCTTAGCATGGATGTTATCCCAGAGACCTTTCTTACCTTCTTCTACTGAAGAGGGTGTAGTTTCTTCTACTTCATGCTCAATGACTTTACCATCAGCATCTTTTTCGTGATGCTCCTTCTTCATTGCCTTAGAGATTGCTTTTCTTCTCTTATGAAGATACTTGTCACTGCTATCTGTGTCACCATCATTGTCTATATCTTTATCTTTTCTATCTTTAAACTTCTTCTTTACTGCCATTGGGTTCACTGGATCTAAACCCTCTTCTACTTCATTCTTATCTGTATTAATTACATGTTCGTGCATCTCACTTACAAGTATGTTTAATGTAGGAACTGGAACGTCTTGCTCTAGTCCATGTTCAAACATAACATCGTAATGCGTGATGTTTCCTTGCTCATCAAGGGTATGCATTTCTTTTAATGTATTACCTTTACCCCACTCACTATGCTCTACCTTAGTAGCACATGAATGCTTTACCTTCTTCACTGCTGGTTTGCCTTCTTCTCCTTTTGGTTCTGCAAGTTTCATACCAGGTGCGTCACCGCCACCTACGCCATCAGCACCAAGACCTTTTACGTCTGTGTTTGCCATCTTTGCAGAGTAATCGTATCTCCAGTTTTCATCAAAACGATTATAATTAAATGCTTTTGGATTGTTTAAGTTATCAGCAGCTAGATCTGCTAAACTTTTTTCCTCGTGTTTATCCATCTTATTTAAAGGGTGTTTGCTTGGGATAGTTTCTTTCACTTTGACTGTGTTAGATGGTTTTGCAACCTTCTGACCAGGTGTAATAGACATTACATACTCACGATAAGCGTCAGTTCCAATCTCGAATACTTCTTTGATATCTTTTATCCAACTGCGGAACTTTGTATTCTCTGCAGTTAAGCATAAGACATAGTTAGGACCTCTGCGGTGTATCTTACCCACATTTCCTTGTTCAGTAATAACCCACTCACCTCTTTTATAGACTTCGTTCTTATAGAACTTATCTCTGGTGATATTTGCTTCCGCAACCTTGGATTTTTTAGTGAAGTCTGAGAGACTTTTCATTAATATAGATGTACTTATCAAGTTTATTTATACAACTAAGGCATGTTTGCCCTAATTTCTCCCATTAACTTCCGCGTATCATTATCGTTGAGACCTTTTGGTATACCTTTTCTAAAAGATTTGTAATCTCCAGCGACTGCTGCTCTCCGCATTTTTGTACCAGATATAGCAAAGGTATCACCGTCTGCATCACGGTCACCAGATGATATAACATCCATCTTACGGAAGTAATAGTCCTTACCATTATAATTTTTAATCCACTTCATAGCATTGACTCTATCAGAACCTACAACAAAGTTAGCATCATCATATCCCTGTGTTTGCAACTCAGATAATATCTCTACAGGTGAGCCAGGTATACTTCTAAAATGCTTTGCATAACTAGGAAACATCTTCTTAGCATAATATAATTTTCTTTCATAGTTTAATGGGTTAGAACCTTTACCATCTACCGATTGTGAGAAGTATACAAACCAATCACACCCCTTTGCAGTTCTTTGAACAGCTTTAAAATTCTCAGCATGACCTGTGGTAGGAGGTTGGAACCTACCGAATGTAAAATAGACGCACTTATACTTTACTATCTCCATTGCTTTGCCAGTGTGAAGTTGTTATAAGAGAACTCAATTCTATTTACAAGTTTAATCATATCTCCATCATGATGTAGAACATATCCCTCAGGACCTGTTACTTTATACCCCTTGTCAGTCTGAACAAAGGTTCTAAAACTCTCCAGATTATCCAGAGCTTTTATGACTATGGTTTTATTCTCTTGCATCTTTCTATAGAGTGTAAACATAGCATCAAACTCATCTATATTGTCCTCAAGATATGCAATACCATCATACATTTGCTTTCTTCTCTCCGCTTGCTTCTGTACACTCTTCATCTTATCTACTTCTTTGTTCATCTTTGTACGATAAAAATCACCGATGCCTGTGATTGCTTTTTTAGAGTCATTTATAGCACGTCCTTCTTTTATCTCATTGTTAAAGAACTGTTTGAGGTATGATGCTATATGATATTTTTTATCTCCTGTTGTTCCCATGTTACTTACTAAAGTATCAAGAAATTTTCCTGATTTTTTACACATAGATTCTATTGTATTAGTGTTACGTTCAAACAATTGTAGTGTTGTTACAGGCACAGCAACATCTGCCATAGGTGTATCATTTTCTATGACTGCACAGTCTGTTGTTTTTGTAAACTCTGATGTAGGTGCACCAGCAGATGCTGTCATAGTGACTAAATCATCACCAGTATAATGCGTATGGAAGACTACACCGATCTTTGCTGCTGATATCTTTTTACCAATATCAGTTTCTACTGGTATACCATAGGTAATAGTGTTAGGTGTAAATGTTATTAAATTTTCATTGTTTACAGTTGTCTTTATCTTATCCTTTTCTGTGAATAAGAGGTCTCCTTGAACGACACCTTTTATTCCTAGTTCTTTAAAGTATTTTAATGATGCTTTTAATTTTACTGCAAGATCTCCCTGATAATATACATCAACATCATCATCAAAATGGCATAGTTTTGGTTCTTTATTGAACACTGACTTCGTACCTACAAAAAATCTACCTGTAACTGGATGTGTCCCGCATACAACTGATGGTGCACCATCCCATTTTGTCTGCATATATCCACTGCTAGGTTTTTTACCTAACATTTTTAACATTTCTTTCATTGCAGAGACTGATGCTGTGCAACCATCTACTCCATGGTTAAGCATCTCATCCTCAATATGTTCAAGGTGTTTTAGTTGTGTTATATTTGCCATTATCTCTTAAAATAGTCTCCATTACTGTGGGTAGGATAGATTTCTGAACCACTCTTAGATCTTATGTTGAAACTAAAATCATATTCCTTGGTAGAAAAATTAATATTAACTCTTTTTCCTGATCCAGTTGATCCACCATAGTCTATGTTTATCTTGTCGCCATCTAATGTGCTAGCTCTTTTCATATATGCCTCGTCTACCTCATAGCAATGTAGTTTTGTGCCATCATAATGCACCATCCAGTAATCATAACCCACACCACTAGCACAGAATGCTTCTAAATTATTTTTTGCCTGTCCTGTTATGGTATAAGACTCCTTATAATCCTCTATCGTAGGTGCTTTGGATTCCTTATCATACTTAGAAAATACATCTAAAAATTTTCCTTGATCTATATTAAACATCTCCAAATATTTTTGACCCATATCTGGTATTTTTCCTGCTTTTAACTCACTTACAGGAAATATTTGTAAACCTTTACCACCACCCCTAACACCTATGTTAAAGAATGATAGTGTGCTGCCAAATTTAACTGATAAGTATATGTCTTTGTTCTGTTTCTTATTTGGTTGACCAATAGTGACCGTAATATCTGTCAGAGTCTTACCTAATTTTAATTCTTTTTTTCCCTCTGCAGAAATATAAAAAGAACCAGACGTATACTTCATAGGACGTCTAGTATTTGCAGTTCCTGCGTGCTTAACTTTCTTAACACAAGTGCCAGGATTTGCTGCACATATTTTCTTCAAAATTTCAGTAACATGATCTGGATATTTACCTCCATGATCAGCAAATTTTTCAAAACTTTCGTTAAGATCTGTCTCATACTGATTACCAAGATTGACTTTAGGTCCTCCTGATTGCTGACCACCAAAATGGTGAGTTTTTCCTAGCTCTTTTAGGTTCCAAGTGCCTATAACAGATGGGTCATGATCACTACCAGAACCAGTCAACATAACCTGTGCTTTTCTACTTCTAGATTGGTTGGCAACACTAATAATATCTGATATGAATGCTCTTCCTACTGCTTCTTTCTTAAGATCTGCTCGTGTATATGTTGACTCACTATCATCTTTAAATGTAACTGTTATACTCTGTACTTTTACATACCCTTCTTCATCAGCAAGTTGTAGCAGATCACCATTTACTATCTTTTGTAGTAAAGTAGTGGGTCTGCCCATGTAAGGTTCTCCCTTACGTACTAATTCATTGAGTGCTAATGGTTTCATAAGAACTATTTAGAACTGTTTCCAGTATCTAGAGGGTAGTAAACCAGCCTCACTGTCTGTTCTATCCTTAAGAGTTAGAACGATGTCACCAGCGATACTAATTCGTTTATGTTCTCTGGGTTCAGTAGTAGTATAATGTTCAATACTACTAGGAAACATAACCAAATGCTCAGGTTTTGGTTGAATGACATAACCATCTCCGTTGTTGTACCTATTTTCTTTAATAAATTTAAACGCATCCCCAAACCATTCGTTAGGACTTTTATGATGCAATACTAATGGATCACCTGGCGTCTGAATGTAGTATACAAACGATATATGTGAACAAGAATGGTAATGTATAGGTAACGTTTGGTTAGGATCACATATAGTGAACCAAGTCTTAACAAAATTCACCTCGAATGTTGATTTATCAACAGAAAAATAATCTAAGTACTCAACTACTGCTTTTTTTACTTGTCTGAAAAAAGGATCTAATCTTTTATCTTGATGTACTAGAACCTTACCATGTAATTCACCTACTATTTTACCAGTAGAATTATCAAACTTACCATCCTCAAAACTTTTATATAGTAATGATAGAAAACCTGGTAATTTCTTCTCAAATACTATTAGAGGAAATGCTTGATGAAATTTAGAGGTCGTCTGCTGCACGGTTTTCAGAGTCATTGATATCAAAAGAACCACCAGGATATCTCTTCTCTAATTTTTTTATATTACCTTCAATAACTTCCTCGAATGATATATCTAATGCCATACAAGCTTGTGCTACGTACCACATAACGTCACCCAACTCAATAATAAGATGCTTTCTATTATGCTCGTCCCAAGGTTTACCTTGGAAGACCATCTTCTTAACAATTTCCATAAACTCACCAGACTCAGCAGACATCCCAACAGCAGCAGTGGTAAGGCGTTCAATATTGGCACCTTTTCTGTCAAGTTCAACCAGACGATCAGCAAACAATTCAAAATCTTTAGAACTATCGGATGTGACAGCATCAACAAACTCTTCGTAACGTTTAAAATCCATAATTAAATTTTTAATTTAGCAAATTTTTCAGATAAGTTTTCCTTATTGGATACTAACTCAATGTCTTGATTAGCATCAGTGATACCATGTTGTGCAGATTGCTCTACATCATATAGTCTCATCTTAGCACGATCAATACCAACAACGAACCTTTTATTAATAGTAGGATCATTGTATCTATTCTTCAACTGTTTGACCATTATTTGATTGATCTCTTCGAGTTCTTCCGTAGAGATAAGAGCAAACATAAGATCAGCAGTGGCAGGAAGACCAAAGGATTCACTCGTATCAGTAAGATCCACATCACTGCTCCCATACCCAGAACGAGTCGTCTGAGTAGCGGAGACGATAGGTACATTAGCTTCCACTGCAAGACCACGGAGCTCTTCCGCAATCGCCTTAATATACGAATAAGAGTTGACATTGCCCAGTTTAGAATACCTACTTGAAGCACATATATTTAGGTAATCTATGTATATTATATCAGGTTTAAATGTTTTTTTCAAGGCTAAGTCATTGAGGAGTGCTCTAAAATGAGATGCACTTGCTGATGCAGTAGGATATTCTTTAATAACTAGACGACCCTGTGTCTTCTTAGCAATGTTTGTTACCTTGTTCTCAAACATCATCTTAGGTAACTCAGTGATGTTCTGTATATCACAGTTCAATAGGTTGGAATCTATCCTTTCGGCAATCTTTTCCTCTGCCATCTCAAGTGTAATGTATAAAACATTCTTACCTTGGAGTAGAGCAGAGCTAGCACAGTGGCACATAAACAAAGACTTACCCACACCAGTACCTGCGAGAGCAACATTGAGAGTTTTGTTAGGAAGACCACCTTTTGTAATACGGTTGAAGAACTCCAGATCAAAAGGAAGCTTCTCTTCTTTCTGATGATAGAATTCGTATCGTTCCTCGTAGTCTTCAAGGTAATCGTGACCAATATGGTTATCGAATGTAACTGCTAATGCTTCAGATAATATAGTTGGTATTGCTCCTGCTGCTCTCTGCTCATCATTGCCTTCTGCAATTTTAATTGATGACATCAATGCGAGATATAACGCTCTTTCTTTACACCATTTTTCAGTAGTATCTAATATCCATTCATGTTCTGACTCTTCGTTATCAATTTTAGATATGGATTCTACAATCTGTTTGTGTTGATCGTCAGAAATATCATTGATCTGACCAACTTCAATAATTAGTGCTTCTTTTGTAGGGAGTGCACTGTACTCTATAAAGTATTTAGATGCAATATCAAATATTTTTTTACCTGTGATGTCAGCAAAGTACTCTGACTTAATAAAAGGCAGAGCTTTCCTTACATAGTCTTCGTTTAGAAGAAGATTCTTAATTACTAGATTTTCTATCTCGTTCATCTTCTTGCTGTAAATTCAATGTAAGTGTGATAGTCATTCTTTTTGTCTCTCTCACGGGAGTACTATATTCAATGAAGGATGGATGTATTATAACATCACCTTGAGTAACATACAACCCTGCTCCACTGACCCATTCGTCCAAACCAGGATTAAATGGTTCTATGAGAGTCTTTGCAGGGTGGTAAAATATATCAGATTGTGATTGATTAGCACTAATATAGTGAGTTGCAGTGTAGTGACTGGGTAACGTATTCACTCTGTCCATACTCTCACCTTTATCCAGAACATTTATAGTTGCACTGGTGATGACAGCAACATGAGTCTTAGAACATTTGAGATCATTTAGAAAACTTTCTATCAAATCAGAATATACTGGAACTGTCCATGGTGGCAACTGTTCAATCGTTTTTAAGTATGGAGAAGGTTCTTCAAACTTACCATTATTATAGTAACTTTCAACGAAAGATACAAACTGTTCCTTATTATCATCTAAATGATACTTACGAACAGGAACTGAGAATAAATCATCCCTCATTTTTTATACTCCATATGTGCATTGAATGATATTGATACTCTATCATGTTCAGATTCATTTACTTCAACTGCGTGCCTCAAATATGATGGAAACAATAGTATCATTCCTTCACGAGGTTTAAAATTATACGCTGTATATTGTATTGCTCTTTGTTGTACCTCATTATCATACATATTCATTTTATTATGTGTGAATGCGTGAGGATTTTCAAATACTAAGTTACCAGATTTTAGTGGTGCGTGTATCCACATCACAGCAGCAAGATCACAGTTAGGATGTTGGTGCATCATGTTGTGAGAACCTGGTGGATTTACATTAAACCATAAACCATCTAATCTTAAAACAACATTTGGTTTTAAGATTCTAAGATCAGTTAGACTTTTACCTATAGCATCTACTATAGGATTATTTGATAAGTGGTAGTGTGCTTGTGATTGCCATCCACCAAAATTAGAGTTACGTAAACCATCAGGATCTTTACGTTTTTCAGAATATATGTACTCTGCTAATTTACTCTTATCAAACTTCTTAACTTCATGTGCAAATACTGCTGATGGGAATAAATTGTGTGTGTTTATCATGATCCATACTTAAACTCTTGACCCGCTGCCCAGTCAAGTTTCTCCATTATTTCTTTTGTGAAGTATTTGTCAGGATCTTTGAGGATAGCAGAAGGATAGACGCTAGAATCGCCAACAACAATACGGTTCCCCTTACGTTCAAAAACTCCATACTTCTCACCCAACTCCAGTAGTCCGTAATATTTGTCAAGTCCACGTTCATCGTAGTATAGTCTTGTTTCTACAAAAGAATTCTCTTTAGTTAGACGCGACTTAGCAGCCTTTGCTTTGATAATGTTTCCAATAACTTCCTTTCCATCTTTCTCCTTCTTCTTTGATAAGTATATAATTGTACTTGCAGCGTATTTAAGTCCACTACCTCCACCCATTTCTTTAGTTGGAACATAGGCACCGACGACATCGTATGTGTGATTTGTAACAAGTAGGGGGACATTAGCTTTGCCTAATTTTAGAGTGAGGATACGAAAGATTGCCTTAACAACTTGTGCTCTAGTCATGTCACGAGTATCTTTACCCTCGGCACTGTCTGCTAGTTCTTTAGATGTTGATAACATTCCCAAAGAGTCTAACACAAACATCATAGGTTTGCGATCTTCTGTCTTCTGTTGAAGATATTTATCTAAGATTTGTATAGCGGTGGTTCTAAATTCTTGTACTGTAGTAACTGGTATTAAAATCATACGTGAACCATCTATGCCACGTTCTTCTATCATATCTTTTGTGATAGCAGCTTCTGATTCAAAATAAACTACACCAGCATCAGGATTTTCTGCAAGATAATTTTGCACAACACCCATAGCAAAAAATGTTTTACCTGTACCACTCTCTCCTGCGATTGCAGTAATTTTATTACTAGGAACTCCTTTGTAAATAGATCCACTTACTAATGCATTAAAGATATATGATCCTGTGTCTACAAATGAGTTTATATCTCCAACTCCTCCTTCTGATAGAAGTCCAGCGTATTCATTGTCAATCTCTTTGACAATATTTTTTAAAAATGATGAAGTCATGCAAATAAAAATTCTAAATTAGGGACTCTTTCTATATCCCATCCTATCACATCAGAGATGATTCGTAAAGGGTCTAAGAAGCTTTTCTTAAACTGAGCATCACGATCTATACTCTCTTCGAGATCAAGTTCTCTGGGGAAAGTGTTGAGGAATGAGATTACATTCTCATTTCCTAGTGGGTTTGGACGCAGGAGATATGCATACTTTATCTTCTCTCCTTCTTGGACAAGTGGATACTTATATTCAAGTTTGTTTTTTGCGATGTAAAAATTGTATAACAGAGTTCCACGAACATGTAAAGGGCACCCCTTTGAATACACGGTTCCTGACGCCTTGAATTTACGTAGTCCATTTACTGACCTCGGAAATGCAATGTCTTCTGGTGGTAACGAATTGAATTCAGATTTAAAAGTATCTATGTAAGATAAAAGATCATCTTCTGTACCGTTCATCATCACTTGTATAGCATTTTTAATTGCAGTACGACATGGTGCAGGAGTGGAAGACTTAACTGCTTCGATGCCCATCATTTTTAACTTGGGTTCATCATATCTTACACCCTCAGAATCCCACACATTTAGCATATATCTTTTCTTCGCTGTCCAGATACCAGTAGATGCAATGTTCTCACGTTTCATTACCATCTTCTGATCATAAGCGTTTACATATTTTGCCA